CTGCTCCAGTGCATCCAGCACGAATGTTGTTTCCATGGATGATGAGACCTGCCATCCCACGATGTATCCGGCGAACACATCAATGATGAACGCCACATAAACGAAGCCCTGCCATGTGCTTACCCAGGTAAAATCAGCCACCCACAACTGGTCTGGACGTTCTGCCACGAACTGACGGTTTACGCGGTCGCATGCGGAAACGGCTTTCCGGCTGATGGTCGTACGGACCTTTTTACCCCGGAGAACACCGGCAAGTCCCATAACCGCCATGAGGCGCGCCACTGTACATCTGGCCACCCTGATACCTTCGCGTAACAACTGGCGCCAGACTTTACGCACACCGTATACCTGATGATTTTCATCGTATACGCGCTGTATCTCTTTCTTCAGCCAGTCATCGCGCTGCGCACGGGCACTGCGTTTATCAGGATGATGTCGCTGTTGCTGACAGTGGTAATACGTTGACGGGGCAATATGCAGTTCGCTGCATAGCGGTCCGACCCCGTACTGCTCACGCAGCTTATCCAGCAGTGGCATTATTTTTTCCAGAGGCGGTCGAACTCCGCCTTCGCAAAATAAGCGGAAGCCTGGCGAAGGATATCGTTACTGCGGCGCAGTTCACGATTTTCACGTTCCAGCTCTTTCAGACGCTGACGTTCAGCGGTGGTGAGTCCGCCATCACCGCTCCCGGTATCCCGCTCATGCTGGCGAACCCAGACACGCAGAGTCTCCGGCGTACAGCCAATCTTTGGGGCAATGGAACAAATTGCCGCCCACTGTGAGTCATATTCATCCTGACTTTCCAGAACCATACGAACTGCCCGTTGACGGACCTCGGGGGAAAAACGTGTATTTTTAGTCATCCTGTTTACCTCTTTCTCAGGGAGTTTAGTCTCCAGGATTCCCGGGGCGGTTCAGCCTGATTCACCTGCCATTTTCTGACTTCGATAATATTGCGTAATTCGTCCAGGCGACTGACGTTTCTGCCTTCTCCTGACAGAAGCCGCAGATATTCCTGTTCGGCCGCAGCCAGCTCATTTTTGCGTTGCAGCCATGCTGCTTTGTTATTCTGACAGGTGTCAAAGGCCTGCTGTAAGGCTGTGCTTTCCATCGTTATATCTTTCTCATCATGCTGAAGAATAAAAATACGGTGTGCGGCGACGGCCGGTGTTAACCGGCAGCCCTCATTCCAGACGCAGCGAATATGATTGTGTTTTTAAGCGTACTGGCGGCAGTTCCTGTTTTTCATGCAGGCTTTCTGCCAGTTCGTCCGGCGTGACCGGGCGGACAATGAAGCGGTTGATGGTCTGAAGCGTTTTAAACACCAGACCACAGCCCGGATCCGTGCACACATAAAAACGCTCGGTGACTTCCTGAGACAGACGCCGCGATGTTCTTGACAGTGCAAGGCCTTTACATCTCCGACAACAATATCCGGTAACAAGCATTCTTTTCGGGCGTTTCATGCTACCGGAGGCTGACGTCAGTGAATCGCGGTATCTCTGTTTGCCTGAAATGTATTCCATTCCTGAATCTTTACTGTCAGAGAAAAAGCTTTCACTCGCTTCAAATGTCGCAGAGCAATAAATATTCCGGCACTGTGCAATCATTATCTTGGTGCCATCGTCCATGAAATGTGCGCGGCGGGTGTGAGCAACATGTCCACACGACGGGCAGTAAATCATGACAGCAGTCCTCTGGCCTTAAGCACTGCTCCCTGCTGGTCTATTTTGTCCTGCCACACCTTGCGCTGTGCCGGTGTGCCTGCCACCTCATAATCCATGTGCGGGAGTGTTGCCGCTGACAGTCCGGTCAGCCGGAGAACCGGCTCGCCGGTGAGGCTGATTTGCATCTGTTTTATTTTCTGTTCCAGCGATGATTTCACCTGCTGCATGACAGCTTTATCGGGTGCGACGTAGCCCTGATGCCCGGTGGTGTTGGCGAGCGGATTTTCCTGTACCAGAATGCTCAGATGCATTGCCCGGACAAGCGCCTCACAGGTTTCATTCAGGGCGTGTTCCAGCTCATGCTCTGCATACAGACTCAGCAGGTGATGATGTGCCTTCCGGTAGGCGGTGGCCGTGCTGTCACACGCCCCTTTCAGGCGTTCACGTTCGAAATTCAGCACCACGGCCAGATTGTCATATTCCTGTACCAGCTCCCGGCGTGCCACGCGCTCAATGTGGCGCTGTTTCAGCTCGTCGCTCAGGACACCACCGGCTGCACGAAAGGCCGTGCGCCAGTCGTCAGCGTCGTTTCCGTCGGCCTGCGCCAGCGCATTTTTTTCCTGCTCTGCCCGTTCAATGGCCGTGACGGTCTCATCCATCAGGCGGGCGTTCTCAAGGTGGGCGGCTCTGGCCTTTTCCAGTTGTGCCAGCGCGGGTTGCAGATATTCAGGGATGGTGTTGTCAGACATTTTCCGGCTCCTCGTCACTTCAGGTTAAGAAAATTGTGACGTACACCGGACAACAACACGACGCATTGCAGATGTGCCAGCCCTGACACAGGAGACTCATCCTCAGACCGGCAAGCCAGGAAAAGGTCGCAGGAAAAACCGGCTTACTGTTTGTTTTTTTATATTTTACTGTTCACCTCTGTTCACCATAAGAAAAAAGATAAGTAATACAGTAATTTAAAGGGTGAACAATCGCAGTAATGACTGTTCACCGTCTGTTCACCACTGTTCACCCGTTGATGGGCTTTTTGTGCTGTTTATTACTTTTTATTTTTATTAATTCACTGAAATAAATAAGAAAAAACAATTTGTATTTCACTATAATTTTTTCCAGCTCCTTCCAGAGCGTTTTAAAGCTATCTGGCGCTGATGTACAAAAAATACACAGCCATTGTAAGACTGCCGGAACAAATCCCCCCTGTTGCGTCTGCTGAAAATATTCACAAAATAAAGCGCTACCCGAAGCCGGACGGACTTATCCGGTGCTGTATGGACATTAACGAGGTAGCCCGATGCAAGCTGTTTTTTCTTCCCCGTCTCCCGCCCCTGTGACGCCACTGATGCCGCTGCCGGACATCACGCAGGAGCGTTTTTTACGTCTGCCGGAAGTGATGCACCTGTGCGGCCTGTCACGCTCGACCATCTACGAACTCATCCGTAAGGGGGAATTTCCGCCGCAGGTGAGTCTTGGCGGTAAAAATGTGGCCTGGCTGCACTCTGAAGTCACCGCATGGATGGCCGGGCGCATTGCCGGACGCAAACGGGGGTACGACGCATGATGATGCCTGTTCTGCAAAAACTCCCTTTTTCTGGCTTGCCTTTTTCCGGCATTTGCGGATATAGTTTTTCCGCTGCCGCAAAATCGGCAGCCGGGCGTAGGAACCCGAGTTACTTCAAGGCGACATATGACGCGCCATGCGTCTTTTTTTACGTCGTTGCTTCGGCACACCTGTTTTTCTGGCTGTGGTTTTTAAACCGTAGCCTCTGTCAGATAATGGTGGTCCGGGCGGGGCAGCCTTCGGGCTGGCCGGTTTCCTTGAAGGCCGGTATTCCTACCCCCGTCCGGGCTACCACCCATGAGCGTAGGAACTCCAGTGGTAGCTGTAACTGTTACTTCAAGGAGGCTGCCATCATGGCTACAACCCTTACCCCCTCACACCCTGAATTTGTCTTTGTGTTTGCGGCTGTCCGTCGCGCAGACCGTCACCCCCGTATCTGCATGCTTCGCACCGTCGCCGGTGATGAACGCAGTGCCCGCCGTTCCCTTGTCCGTGACTATGTGCTCTCCCTTGCTGCCCGTCTGCCGGTGATGGAGGTGTCCCGTGCGTAATAAAAAAGCCCCTCAGACCGTCTCAGCGCGTCATGACGCCCGTGAACACCTCAGCATTGAGGCTTACCATAAGCTCAACCGCGCCAGCGCCGTATCCCAGTTTGTTGGGGGTGATTTGATTCACCGTGAACTCTCCGGCCTGCATCAGCTCTACATTCCGCATATTTTCAGCTACCTGAATGAAGATATTGATTTTGTGCTGAATGAGCTGAAAGCCAAAGGCCTGTGCCGCGATTTTCTCGCCCAGCAGAAAGACCGGGGAGACAAGACGCATGTTTGATTTTCCCCAGCCCGGTGAGATTTACCGTTCTGCCGGTTTTCCCGATGTGGCCGTGGTTGGCATTCTGGAAGACGGTATTCCGTGGGAAATGCCGTACCGCTGCCCGGACATTGTCTGGAACCCGTACCGCCGTAAATTCAGTATCCTTGTGCGTATCCTCGCTGACGGGCGCACCACAGATATCCCGCTGGGGCGTTTTCTGCGGAAATTTACCTGTGACCGTCCTGACCTGTTCAGACGCAGCCCCGTAAACCGGCATGCGGTACTGAAAGAAATGGCCGGAGACCCGGAATTACAGAAATGGCGGGAGAAATATCTGGATATTTACCCGCAGGACCCTGTTCCGGTCAGCCGGGCGGCACCGGTGGCGCGGGAATGGCGGGAAATTCCCCGCACGGAGCCTGACCCGGAAATCACCCCGGATAACAGTTACCGCAATTATCTGTAATTAAAAAACGACACCCGAAAAATTAAATGTGCGTATTCGCGCAGGGATACGCACGTCTTCAGGAGACGCAGATATGCCTTATCAGTTAATGCAACCGGCACGGAATGCAGTCATCTGTCACAGGGAGGAAAACAAATGAAAACACCCTTACCGCCCGTCTTACGCGCTGCCCTTTACCGTCGCGCTGTCGCCTGTGCCTGGCTGACCGTGTGCGAACGTCAGCACCGCTACCCGCATCTCACCCTTGAATCACTGGAGGCGGCCATCGCCGCTGAGCTGGAGGGCTTTTATCTGCGCCAGCACGGTGAGGAAAAAGGGCGTCAGATAGCCTGTGCCCTGCTGGAAGATTTAATGGAATCCGGCCCCCTGAAGGCCGCGCCGTCGCTGTCCTTTCTCGGGCTGGTTGTGATGGATGAACTCTGTGCCCGTCACATAAAAGCGCCGGTACTGCACTGAAGGAGAACAACACCATGAAAATGAACGTAACCGCCACCGTCAGCCATGCGCTCGGCCACTGGCCGCGTATTCTCCCGGCGCTGGGGATTCAGGTGCTGAAGAACCGTCATCAGCCCTGTCCGGTCTGTGGCGGGAGTGACCGCTTCCGTTTTGATGACAGGGAGGGGCGCGGCACCTGGTACTGCAATCAGTGTGGTGCCGGTGACGGCCTGAAACTGGTTGAAAAGGTGTTTGGTGTCTCCCCGTCCGACGCGGCCGCAAAGGTGGCTGCCGTGACCGGCAGCCTGCCCCCGGCTGACCCGGCAGTGACGGCTGCCGCCGGTGCTGAAACAGACGCTGCCCGGAAGAACGCCGCCGCACTGGCACAAACCCTGATAGCGAAAACCCGTCCCGGAACCGGTAACGCCTACCTGACCCGCAAGGGCTTTCCCGGCCGGGAATGCCGGATGCTGACCGGCACACACAGAGCCGGTGGCGTGAGCTGGCGCGCCGGTGACCTTGTGGTGCCACTGTATGACGACAGCGGCGAACTGGTTAACCTTCAGTTAATCAGTGCTGACGGCCGTAAGCGCACCCTGAAAGGCGGACAGGTCAGGGGCACCTGTCACACCCTTGAAGGACAGAATCAGGCCGGAAAACGTCTGTGGATAGCGGAGGGATACGCGACCGCACTTACCGTACATCACCTGACCGGTGAAACGGTGATGGTGGCGCTTTCTTCCGTGAACCTCCTTTCTCTGGCCAGCCTTGCCCGGCAGAAGCATCCGGCCTGTCAGATTGTCCTTGCTGCTGACCGTGACCTCAGCGGTGACGGCCAGAAAAAAGCCGCCGCAGCCGCAGATGCGTGTGAAGGTGTTGTTGCCCTGCCACCGGTCTTCGGTGACTGGAATGATGCCTTCACGCAGTACGGCGGGGAGGCCACCCGTAAGGCCATTTACGATGCCATCCGGCCACCGGCTGAAAGCCCGTTCGACACCATGAGTGAAGCGGAGTTTTCCGCCATGAGTACCAGCGAAAAGGCCATGCGTATCTATGAGCATTACGGCGAGGCGCTCGCGGTCGATGCCAACGGCCAGCTTCTGTCCCGTTATGAAAATGGTGTCTGGAAGGTGCTGCCGCCACAGGACTTTGCCCGGGATGTGGCCGGGCTGTTTCAGCGTCTGCGTGCGCCGTTCTCCTCCGGGAAGGTGGCCTCCGTGGTGGACACCCTGAAGCTGATTATTCCGCAGCAGGAAGCCCCCTCCCGCCGCCTGATTGGCTTTCGTAACGGCGTGCCCGACACGCAGAACGGCACGTTCCACCCGCACAGTCCGTCACACTGGATGCGTACCCTGTGCGATGTGGATTTCACCCCGCCGGTGGAAGGGGAAACGCTGGAAACCCACGCTCCCGCGTTCTGGCGCTGGCTTGACCGTGCCGCCGGTGGTCGTGCGGAAAAACGCGACGTGATTCTGGCCGCACTGTTTATGGTGCTGGCAAACCGCTACGACTGGCAGCTCTTTCTGGAGGTGACCGGTCCCGGCGGCAGCGGCAAAAGTATCATGGCCGAAATCGCCACCCTGCTGGCCGGGGAGGATAACGCCACGTCGGCCACCATCGAGACGCTGGAATCCCCGCGTGAACGTGCCGCGTTAACTGGCTTCTCACTGATACGCCTGCCGGACCAGGAAAAATGGAGCGGCGACGGTGCCGGACTCAAGGCCATCACCGGCGGCGATGCGGTGTCCGTTGACCCGAAATACCGGGATGCGTACTCCACGCACATCCCGGCGGTGATTCTGGCCGTGAACAATAACCCGATGCGCTTCACCGACCGCAGCGGCGGCGTGTCACGCCGGCGGGTGATTATTCACTTCCCGGAACAGATAGCCCCGCAGGAGCGCGACCCGCAGCTTAAGGACAAAATCACCCGCGAGCTGGCGGTCATCGTGCGTCACCTGATGCAGAAGTTCAGCGACCCGATGCTCGCCCGGTCACTGCTTCAGTCCCAGCAGAACTCAGACGAGGCGCTGAACATCAAACGGGATGCCGACCCGACGTTTGATTTTATCGGCTATCTGGAAACCCTGCCGCAGACCAGCGGCATGTATATGGGGAACGCCAGTATCATCCCGCGTAATTACCGTAAATACCTCTATCACGCCTATCTGGCCTACATGGAGGCAAACGGCTACCGGAATGTACTCAGTCTGAAAATGTTCGGGCTGGGGCTGCCGGTGATGCTGAAGGAATACGGACTGAATTACGAGAAGCGCCATACCAAACAGGGGATACAGACCAACCTGACGCTGAAAGAGGAAAGCTACGGCGACTGGCTGCCAAAATGTGACGACCCTGCAACAACCTGACCCTCATGACTCATCTGACCGGCATCTGCCGGTCTTTTTTTATCCCTGAATTCCCCGAAGGTGAACAATCCACTGTTCACCCTTCACCGTGTATTCACCCGTTATCATACTGAAATTAAAAGAGAAAAATGAAAGGTGAACAGTGTGAACAATCAAATCAAAAAAAAACTTTTTTCTCCCTGTGTGATTTCAGTACGGGGGATTAATCACCGGTATGAGTCACACCGGCAGAATGCCGGAGGTGAAGAATCGAATGTTCACCCTTCACCCATTATTCACCACCTATCATGCTGAAATAAAAGGAGAAAACCAAATGGTGAACAGTGTGAACAGTTCTTCCGAAAAAAAATTTTTTCCTGTACGATATAGCATCAATCCAAGTAAAAATGCGCTTTCATTTCACATTAACTTACAGCCATTGGTATACGATTAGGTATACACACAAAAGCTGAATTAAACAAAATCATTAAAAAATCAAAGCAATACAATATTTATTCAAACTCCGCCAGCCCAATCATGATTGGACGGTATAAGGACAACACCAATAAAAACAGGAAGTTAGAAGTCTCAGCAGGACGCCGACCAGACGGTGAAGAGACATAAAAGGATACGCAAAGGAGCCGCGGCTCCTGGTGACATGAAAGCCCACAGATGTGGGCTTTTTCGTTGATGGTCAGAACGACCAGTTCACACCAGCTACCCCGTTCCACGGGGATTCCACACCGGCACCATGGCTATACCCCACCCCAAGATGCCCGCTTAACGTACTGCTGAATGAGGCTTTAATACCTGCCTGGTATATTCCACGTCTGCCCGACAAATCATTGACGAAATTACCGTCACTATTCACTTTCACCCGGTTATCATCGACAAATTCTTTGCGCACAGCCGCCTTCAGCCACGGCTCAACTTCCATACCGTTCCCCAGACGCATGTTGTAACTCAGCGTTGCACCCAGTTCACGATATAAACTGCGGGTATCGACTGATTTCGATTCCATGCCATTGGATAAATGATATTCAGGGTTATCAGCGGTGAACCCCCGTTAACGATGCATACGGCGTCAGGTTCCAGTTACCATCGGTAAATCGCATCCCGGTTTCAATGTGACCGCCCAGCCCGTTGCTGCGATAACTGCCGTTGGCGGCTCCACCGCTGCCAACCGTGGAGTCGCGAGCTTCGGTACCTGCTAATACCAATAAATTACCGCCATTTTCCAGCAACATATTGGTCGCTAAATTGCCGGAAATGGAAAAAGTGCCGTACTGGTGAGTACCGCTGATTTCAATACCGTTAGCCGTGCTCGTCTGGAGAGCGGCACCGCTGTTCTGGACGATATCTGTCGCTTTGCCATTATCGTTAACTGTCAGCGTACCGCCTTCATTGATCTTTGTTTTTATTGCCTCTCCGTTAGCTGAAACTGTTTGTATTCCGCCGTCGTTAATCGTTGTCTCATTCGCCACCCCCTCGACGATTTGTTCGCCGCCGGTGAGCGTCGTGCCTGTCGCAGTGGCTTTTGTTTTGACGATCTCCCGTCCGCCCGTATTGACCTGTGTTTTGTCAGAAGAGGTGTCTGACTCCATGGTTAACACGCCGCCATTTGCCAGCAGGATATTGTTCGCCGCACCCTGCTCGATGCTGAACGCGACGCCATCCGCGCGTGTTCCTGTGACCCGCGTCGCCCTGGTGGTTGCAACCAAAGCGTCCTGGCTACTCTGCTGTATCCCCGTTGCGCTGCCTTTCTCCCGCACATCGAGTGTGCCGCCGTCATTAAGCACCGAGTTTTCAGCCAGACCGCCCTCATTAACTACCTGTGAACACCCATTAATAATGGAACCTTCCGCTGTCCCGTTTGCCATAATTTGTTGTAGGCCAGAGACGATATCGGTATTGATTGCCTTACCATAATTCTGAACGGTTTGCGTGCCACCATTGATGTGTGTTTTCTCTGTTGACCCACCATCAACAATTTGTTCACCACTTTCGATATTTGCCTCAGTGGCTAATCCATATACCGTTTGCTTGCCACCTTTGATATTTGCTTTATCAGAAGTGGCACTGGCATATATTGTTTGGGTGCCAGCACTATTGAGTACAGTGCCAACATCTTTTCCATAAACATCCATTTTGCCGTTGGCATTAATAATCGTATCAACTGCCCGGGAACCAGTGACGACTGTTAATGAGCCAGCGTTTTCCAGCACTACATTTTTAGCTTCTGAATTCCTGATGTAGAAAGCATCACCATAACTGTTGATTCCTTCGATAAGGGTTCCGGAAGTTGTGGAAGCAATTAATGCGCCGCCGGATTGTTGCTCAACATGCTTAGCCTCACCACCGTCCTGAACCTCCAGAACGCCACCATTATTAAGTCTGGTGGTATCTGTTTTAGCCTCCTTCTGGACAATCAGCTTACCGCCAGCATCAACGGTAGTATTTTTCGCCGAGGTTTTAGCCACTACCGTCAGTTCGCCGGTATTTTCCAGCACAACATAATTAGCCTCCCCTCCGGTAATAGTGAAGTGAGAGAGCTTGTTGTATCCTTCAATATCAGTCCCTGCGCCCGTGTTGGCAACTAAAGCACTGCCCGTCTCCTGGTTAACCCCATGTGCAATACCACCGGTATAGACAATCAGCGAGCCTCCGGCGCTAATATTGCTGTAGTGGTCAAGTAATATTGGCCACGGTTTTACAGTAAAAATGGTATCTGTTCTCTGACTCTTCCGGCGTCAGCCCACCGTTATAATGGTGAGGTCTG